AAAGCCCCAGAAAGATTATCTCCTGGTCACCGCTGCTACCTTACGCGAGGTATCACTCGTAGAGAGCGCTGCCTTTGCAAGCGCTGCGGTGCAAAAAATTGCTGCAGCTGCAGGCGATATGCCAGTAGAAGCGGCAGAGTCCACAAGCACAAAAATTACGACAACTAACACCGTAATAAACTCAACCACAACCGAAACCGAAACCGAAAGCGAGGCCGCTGTGACTACAGCCCCCGATCAAAACGCACCTGAGGCAGTAGATGCCACAGAGCAGGCTGCACCTACAGTAGAGGCAGCTCGTAAAATCATCCTACCAAGCGCGCTTAATTCACAGCGCGTACGTACACCTATTACATCTATGGGTGCATACACCGAACACAAAATCAAAGCTGCATTAGGTAATGAAGATAGCAAGCTATATGTAACGGCAGCAGATGACGATTTTAGTACTAACCCTGCATTTTCTCCAACACAATACCTAAGCGAGTTCCCAACTAACACACGTTTTGGTACACCGTCTATCGATGCGTGTTCACGCGGAGTATTGCCAGCTAGCGGTATGACTATTAACGTACCTTCTCTTGTTACATCTGCAGGCGGTAAGTCAGGCGTAGCACCTGTTGTAACTGTTGAAGCCGAAGGCGGAGCAGTACAAAACACAGGTATGGTTACTGAATACCTTTCAGGTACAGTATCTAAGTACTCAGGTATGAACACTATTAGCATTGAATTGCTAGAGCGTTCAGATCCTAATTTTTATGCTGAGCTAACAGCACAGCTACAAAATGCTTACCTAAAGACTCTTGATACAACAGTTAACGCTGCACTTATTACAGCGGGTACCGTTGCAACTACAGCACAAGCTGCTACATCTGCAGGCATTATTGGTTACGCATCTGAAGCCGCACGTCTTGTTTATGAGGCAACTGGCTACTATGCACAGAATTACATCGCAAACGGTAGCCAATGGCAATTATTGATGTCCGCATCCGATACTACTGGCCGTCCAATTTATTCAGCTAGCCAGCCAATGAACGCAGGCGGGCTAACACAGCCTGGCTCAATTCGTGGAAACGTATTAGGCCTTGATCTATACGTAGATAAAAACTTTGCAGCTACTACAACTGTGGATGACTCAGCAATTATTCTTGCGCCTGAAGCATTTACTGTTTACCAATCACCACAGGCTTATATGTCAGTTAACGTAGTTAGCAATCTGCAAATCCAGGTGGCTATTTATGGCTATATGGCAACTATTGCAAAAATGCCTAAGGGTATTATTCGTTACAACTTTACCTAATAAAACCCACTAATAGTTTGGTAGGCCTCTTAGCCCTTTGAGGCTTACCAAACCTAATTAAGATAGGAGTACAAAAATGCCAGCCACGTATGTAACAGCTGCTACCTTAAAGGCTAGCCTGGGCGTTGGCACTTTGTACGATTCTTATACCTGGATAGAGGACACCTGCCAAGCTGCACAAGATCTAATAAACGGCTTTTTATGGTTTGACAGCGCGCCCGTAGTCGGTACCGCGTTGGTGTCTAATGTCGCTACAGTTATGGTTGCCAACCCTGGCATATTTACTACGGGCCAATCAGTAACTATTGCTGGGGCTGGTTCAACTTTTAACGGTACTTACACAATTACGGGCACAATTCCATTTAGCACAGGCACAGCTAATATCTTGCCAGCGTTTAATATGCAGCTAAATTACTGGCAATTCCCACAGGGCTATAGCTTTATCCAATATGCAAAAGTCGCGGCAGATCAAAACTTTAGGCGCGTACTGCCTTACGGCACTATGACAGGTGACGATACAAAAACGGCTAGCTACGCCAATACCCCAGCTATAAACGCCGCAGCTTTAATGCTGGCAGAAAATATCTGGACATCTAGATTTAGCACACAAAACGGCGGCACTAGCTTAGACGGCTACAGCCCTAGCCCTTTTAAGATGTCTAACACTCTTATGGCATCCGTGCGCGGCCTCTTAGCCCCGTATTTATCACCAGCGGGTATGGTCGGCTAATGCCTGCAGCTATAACTACCTTACGCAGCACAATAGCTGCAGCCCTGGCTAACCCAGGTGTATGGACGGTATTTAACTACCCGCCTAGCACTATGCAATCTAGCGCCGTGGTGGTTGCCCCTGCCGATCCATATATCACGCCAAATAATAACTCTCAGGCAACTATATCGCCTATGGCTAATTTTAAGATTATTATGACCGTACCAATGTTTGACAACGCCTCTAACCTAATTGGCATAGAGGACACAATAGTAGCTGTGTTTACTAAACTAGCTAATAGCGCAATCGTATTTAATGTTACTGGCGTAAGCGCACCAAGCGTACTAAGCGTTGCCGCAGGTGATTATCTAACGGCAGATTTACAAATAAGCATACTAACGAGCTGGAGCTAACTAATGGCACTTACAGATGAAGAAAAAGCGTTTTTAATCAAAATTGGCCAAGAGCTGCCAGTAGAGGTTAAAGAGACAAAGACAAAAGACACACCTACCGAGACAACAGGAGAATAGCCCAATGGCGATTTATCTATCCAATAACGTAGTGGCTACTCTTAACTCAGTAGCCCTATCAGATCACGTTACAAGCGCAACAATTAACCGTAGCTTTGATGAGCTAGAGGTAACGGCTATGGGCGATACAGCTCATAAGTTTGTTAAGGGCCTAGAGGCCAGCACTATTACTCTAGACTTTTTGAGCGATACAGCTGCGGCAAACGTAAACGCTACTTTGCAAGCTGCCTGGGGTACAACTGTAACCCTAACGCTAAAGCAAACAAGCGCCGCCGTATCACCAACTAACCCGCTATACAGCACTACTGTGCTAGTTAATAACACTACAGATATTAACGGCGCTGTTGCAGATATTGCTACTCAAAGCATTACTTTTACCTGTAACTCACCAATCGTAATTACAACTAGCTGAGAATAAAGAAAAGGGGCTAACACAATGGCAAAACTTAAAATAACAAGGGCAGACGGCAGCGTATCGGATCATCAGATTACGCCACGTATTGAGTATGCCTTTGAGTTATATGCAAAAAAAGGCTTTCACAAAGCCTTTAGAGATGATGAAAAGCAAAGCGATGTGTACTGGCTAGCCTGGGAGTGTTTACGCACAAGCGGGCAAACCGTACCGATGTTTGGGGCAGAGTTTTTAGACACCTTAGCTAAGGTTGAGGTACTAGATGATGACCCTTTGGGGTAGTGGGGCGCGGTAGCTTTGGTTACCTCATAGCGCAGCTAGCCGTGGAAACGGGTATTGCGCCTCAGTACTTATTAGACCTGGATACGTATATGTTTAAGAATATGTTAAAAGTTTTAAGCGATAGAGCTAAGGAGCAACAAAATGCCAGTAGAGGTAAAAGGGGGCGTTGAGCTACGGAAGGCTCTAAAAAAGTTTACCCCTGACCTGGCTAAAGCGTTGCCTAAAGAGGTGGCAACTGCTCTTAAACCTATAGTTAAAACTGGCAAAGGCTACCTGCCCGATAATGGACAGATACTAAGCGGCTGGATAACACGGCCTAACTCGGTAGGCACTTTCCCTACCTATGACGTAAGCCTAGCAAAATCTAAAATAGGCTATAAGACCACACCTTCAAAACCTAACTCTAAAGGCTTTAGATCGTTGGTCAGTATCTTTAACAAAAACGCTGCAGCATCTATCTATGAACGTATGGGTAAGTTAAGCCCTGAGAGTGTCTTTGTAAAAAACCAACAGCAAAAATATAACGCACCTTTCAAGGGCCAAGGCAGGATGCAAGGCCGCGTTTTATTTAGAGCCTACGATGAGAATAACGGCAAGGCTCAGGCAGCCGTTATTACAGCTATTAACTCAGCCGCAGCTGCCCTTAATAAAAGTGTAAAGGTGTAATTATGGCTAGCGTAGTTATAGATATAGCCTCCGAGTTCACAGGCAAAAAAGCATTTAATAAAGCTGAGACGGCCACTAAATCACTTACTAAAGGTGTTAAAAGTTTAGCTGGGGCTTTTGGTCTTGCTTTCGGCGCTAGAGGCGCAATGCAAGCCGTTAAGGCTTTTGCAGCCGATGACAAAGCCGCTAAAGTACTAAGCAAGACTCTTAATAACTTAGGGTTAGCCTTTGCTGACCCAGCCGTTAAAAAGTTTATATCTGACTTAGAGCGTCAATACGGCGTACTCGATGACAAGCTACGCCCTGCCTATCAGATGTTACTGACGAGTACGGGCGATTATATTAAGTCACAAGATTTACTACGCACAGCCCTTGACCTTAGCGCTATGAGTGGCGTTGACGTAGTGAGCGTCTCTGCAGATTTATCAAAGGCCTACCAAGGTAATACCCGTGGGTTAATGAAATACCAGCTGGGCCTGACTAAAGCCGAGCTAGCAGCTATGAGCTTTGAGGAGATTTTGGCGCAGGTTGCTAAGGTAAGTAAAGGTCAGGCACAGATAGCAGCTGACTCTTACGCAGGCTCTTTAGATAAATTAAGCGTAGCGAGTGCAAACGTAGCCGAGTCACTAGGTAAGGATTTAGTAGATGCCCTTGCAATTCTAGGCGGTGAAGGTGGCCTGCCTAAAACCCTTAGCCTTATAGAGTCTATTAGTGGCGCTGTAGGTACTGCCATTATTGGCTTTGCACGCTTTATACGAGTATTAGATGTTATAACTGGCAGCGGTGCCTTTAATATGCTCGGCGATCTAAACAAAGCTTTTGCAGAGTTTGAGGCTCAGGATAAAGCAAGAGCTGCTGGTAAGTTTGCTAGCACAGGTATGGCTACCTCATACCAGGGTAAAAAAGCACAAGATGCTTTAGCCCTAGCTGCAGCTAAAAAGATTACTAATGAAAATAAAAAAACAGCGGCAGCAGCACTAGCTACAGCCAAAGCTAAACAATTATCCCTAGCAATAGATAAGGCGAACCTAGCTTTAGCCAAAGGTAATGACGTTTTTGATTTAGATAAAATCCAACTTAATGCAGCCCTAATTGGCCAGGCTGAGGCTTTAGGTAAAGCCACAACTGGGGCACAGATATTAGCTATAGCCAATGACGTACAACGCCTAAAAATTAAGCAAGATATAAACGAGCTAGAGGATGCTATAGCCTCAAAGGATGTAAAACGAATAGAGGCTGCAACTAAACAGCTCAATGAGGACTTAAAAATATTAGGTACTTTGCAAAGCCAAAACTTTACTTTGCTAGGTATTAAAACAGTTTTGGATAACCTAAAACCTAAAGAGCTTATAGATCAAGAAAATCTAAATATGGCTTTAGATAAGATACGC